GCTCTGTGACAGACATTTTCTTGTAAGTAGTGCCATCAGCAATATCATCTAATGTACCAGATAGTTCAGACAAATCATCTTTTGATTGAACTTGACTATCAACATAAGCCTTAACAGACTGTTGTGTTGGAACTTTAGTATCATCATCAGATGCCATATCATCTTCATCTACAACAAATGACATATTAGCCGTAGTTATATCAGATTCCATAACCGCACCAGCAGCATCTACATTAGTAGAATCAGTAACATCAGCACTGGCTTCAATGCCACTTAATTTAGTCTGTTCAGCATCACTAAACTCATTAGTATCAGCATTTGACTCATAAGCAGTTTTGATTTCACTAGCAGATTGGTCAGCAGTAGCGTTTGCTTCTATTCCAGATAACTTAGTTTGTTCAGCATCACTAAATTCATTCGTATCAGCATTAGCTTCATAAGCCGTCTTAATTTGAGCATTGGTTTGGTCAGCGGTTGCCCCAGCTTCAATGCCAGATAGTTTAGATTGCTCAGTAGCAGACATTCTTTTATAAGTCGTGCCATCAGTAATATCATCAAGCGTACCACTTAATTCACTTAACGCATCTTTAGTTTCAACTTGACTATCAACATAAGCCTTAACACTTTGTTGTGTTGGTATCTTTGTAGCACTATTTGATGTCATAGCATCTTCATCTACAACAAACGACATATTCGCTGTGGTTGTATCTGATTCCATAACCGCACCAGCAGCATCAACATTAGTTGAATCAGTAACATCAGCAGAAGTTTCAATACCGCTTAATTTCGTGTCTTTAGTATCTGTGTAAGCATTGGCTTCGGCTTCGTATAAAGTCTTGATTTCAGCACCAGTTTGATCGGCTGTGGCTGCTGTTTCTATACCATCTAATTTAGTATTATCATCTGAAGTAAAGTTGATCTCTGTTAAGCCACCGTCACCAACTGAATAAGTAGTGTCAGTGTAGTTACCAGTGTGGATATTTGTAGCACCTTGATCAGCAGTCCAATCGATATGTTCGTTAGCAGAGAAGCCAACTAAATTGTCATGATTAACAATCGCTTCAATCTCGCCTGCTGTTTGATCAGCTGTAGCACCTGACTCGATACCATCTAACTTAGAATGGTCAGCATCAGTGAATGCATTAGTGTCAGCATTGTTTTCATATGCAGTCTTGATCTCTGCATCTGTTTGGTCAGCAGTTGCGCTTGTCTCAATACCATCTAACTTAGTCTTGAGAGTAGAAGTGAAGTTCTCTTCTGTAATATTATCCTTAGTGATCTTCTTAGAAGTTCCACTATCGTTAATCAGGAACTCCTCAGTACCTACTGGAGTAGTTTTAGATGTTAGGGCTGATACTTTAGTTGTAGCCATTGTTTATTGCTCCGTAATATAAAAGTCTGGAGAGGCGCTAGAAGAAGATTCCGTAATCAATAGAAGCCCATTCTCTGTAGTAAGCTCAAGAGCGGAAGAGGCTTGTGCGCCAAACTCTCTATCCCACTGCCTACGATTATCCAATACAGTTAAGAGCTTCTTTTTCTTCCAATGAAGTCTTGGGAATGAACGCGCTCTCGCTATAGGCTTACTCTTAAATACAGGAGGCTTGCTTCTTCGCATTACAAGCGATCCTCCATAGTCTTTCGACCAATGCGCTGTCTCTGCTTAAGTGATGCAAGCTCATCCTTGACCCCATCAAACAGACTGCCCATTTTGACAGTTCTTGACTCGGCCTTTCTCCTCTTGAGAGAGCCTTTCTGAGCTACAGGGTCTTTGGTTCGTGGCTTTACTTTGACATCAGGAGCAGAAGTAAGCATTCCCTTCTGAATATCAACAACCGTTGAGGAAGGTATCTCGCCCTTGTCATGCGACTTAGACTTAGGCTCTTTGCCTTGTTCTACCTTCGGGGTTTCGCCATCTTTCTCTACTGGATCAAGATCATCCTCGACAGTCATCTCATCGAGCATATCTAGTAATTCGTCAACCTCAGAATCTTCTTGTGACTCTGGGAAGTTTAGAGCATTCTCTTCAATGAATGCTTGGATTTCTTCTGGTGAAGCGCCAGGATTTTCTGCTCGGTATACTTGAAGAAGAAGAGACTCGTACAGAGTAGCAATCTTCCCCCTAATCTTTTCTAGTTCAAGACCAAATGTACTGTCATCAGCTATGTTTGCTACCTGCATTTTCGTGTACCCTCGCCCACTTATCGTATGCGCCTGGGAATCCTGGGTCGGTTCCGTCTAACGCAATGTTAGGTGTTGATACAATGAATGATGCTGGTTTATCACATTTTTTGCAAGTAGTTGTTTCAGTTCGGTTCTCTACCGATCTCAACCTTGTTGAAATATGACCTTCCTCACACTTGTACTCGTAGATAGGAATGACTATACCCTCCCAAATTCACCAAACATAAAGGGGTACTCACCTTTCGGCTTTCCCCCTCCACTTAAACTCAGCTTTCAGGTACTACGAATGCTACAGCAGCGTCATTACGAAGCTCTGCAATACCGTAGATGCAATCTGAAGTATACAGATCACCCAGATATTCCTGCTTGTACTGAGTCTGAGAACGTACACCGACCTGCTCTGCGAGACACATAGCGTCTTTGTGCATCAACAGACCAACACGGTCAGAACCCTCAGTAGTAGGACAGTTGCTAGAAACGTATACGTCAACACCGTAGATCATACCGATCTTACCAGTCTTGATTGCGTCACCAGAACCGATGTACTGCTGCTCAGTGAAGCGGTTGATACCCAACAGGTCGTTAGCCGCTACAGGAGGGATAATCAGTGAACGTCCGTCCATAGGAACGTCAGCGTTATCCAGAGTCAGGATCATCTTACGGATACCGGCATCAACGATGTCAGTAGCGTTAGGTGAATCTCCAGTAAATGCAGTGGTACCATCACCACCGATTACAGCGTTCTCGTATGCAGAAGCACCAGAACCACCGACAGTACCACCCTGGAAGCCCTCAGCCAGAGCAAGCAGATCAGTATCTACCTGCTTAGACAGAGCATAACCAGCGTCATCAGTGTAGAACTTACGCATGGAAGAGAGAGACTGAACCTCTGCGATGTCCTCGATCAGCTTTGAATACTCGTAGTGCTTGTCCAAAGAGACATTTACTACAGAGTTAGTAGCAGCAGACAGAGTTACCTGAGAGCCAGCAGCCTTAGCAGAAGCTGAACCACGACTAGGGACAGGAATATGGATGGTGTCACCCTTCTTGCCCTTATGGTTAATGCGAGTTACGAGGTTAGCAGCAACAAGGTTAGACTTGTATGCGCCGATGACCTCATCAGACCATAGCTCTGGAATAAAGTTTCCAGCTACGGTAGTAGTTGTGTTGTTAGTACCCAATGGCATAATAAACTCCTAAATATATCAGTTACTTAACCCTGCCTTCCTGATATGCCTGATAGATTTCATCTGCAAGCGTATCGTACTTGGCAGGGTCGGTTTGTTTCAAACGAATCAAATCAGCCCTACGGTAGATTTTCTTTCCTGCTGTGGATTCGCCAGAGGACTTCGATACACCTTTGCCAGCTTTGAGGCCGTTTTTACGGTTCTCCTCTTTAGCTGCTTCGACCTCCTGAGTCTTGGAAATCATCTTTCGATCCTTCCAATTCGTCAGCAGTTCGTTACCTGCATCAAAGTTATAATTCGCATTCGCCTGTTGGAACAGTTGAACTCGAATCGGACTCTCGCTTACCCACTCCTGAAAACTTCTGTCTTGTACGACATCCATGTAATCAGGATGTGCGCCTGCAAACTTCTGTTGAGAGCTTTGCTGCTGCTGCAACTTGGTCTGCTCACGCATCTGTTGAATTGTCGGATCATTTTCGATTGCCCTTTGTACTGCTGCACTCGGGTCGTCAAAGAAATCCGGCTCTTCAACCTCTACTTGTGGTTCCGGTTTAGCCTGTTGCTGTAACAACGAATCAGCGTATTGCTTGAGGGGCCGAAGCTCACCTAGTTCTGCTCCTTGTTGTTTCATCTTATCCTCTAGGTTTAGATAAGAATTCACAATGTCCTCAGCACTTTTCCCCTCGAAGCGTTCTGGCATCTGAAATGCAGGTTGTTCCTCTTCGGCCTGTACTTCCTCTACCTGTTCAACTTCTTGAGGTTCTGACTGTTGATATTCCTCAGTTTCGGCTACTACACTCTCCACATTCATAAGTTAATTTTCTCCATTTGGCATCCGAAGGATGTTATCCATTGGGTTAATATTTACTCTGGCTCTTCCGAGTTTTCCAGAGTCAGCTTAGTAGACTCTTCTAAATTCAATAACATATTGAGAATACTCAACTGCCCTCGAATATAGAACAAGTCCTTTTCATTGTCAATTGACACAACGCTATCTATAGATTTGGCTAGATTTCCCAGCTCTTCTAATAAGTCGATCCAGCCAGCCTCTACAAAGAGATTGAGCCTATTGTCAAAGAATTCTTTATCGTCCTGCATTTATAGCCTCTTGCCTAGCCTTTGCGTAGTTCAAAGCTGTCTCAGACTGTAAGTGTTGCATTTCAGGAATGTTTCGTGCAGTCTCTACCTTGAGATTTGCGATCTTCGCTGCCTTCTCTTCAACTCTAATCGCTTGCTCCTGGAGATTGAGTTGCTCCTTCGCCATTTCAAGCTCTGGGATTTTGAGGGGCGGTAGTTCTTTAGCCTGTGCGTCCACCATATACTTAGCAGTTTGAGCTTGAGTCTTTTGAACATCAGCGGCCTTTTGATCCAATTCAAGTTTGACACCCTGCATCTGCATTTCAGTGACCATCTGCTGTTGTTGTTGCTGCCCTGGTGATGGTTGCATTTGCTGCATAATAGCCTGAATCATCTGATCTCGATTGGAGAGAGATGAATTCTCGAAGATTCCAAGCAGGATAATCCAGTATGCAGGAGTCCCTTGCTCCATCAGGGAGAGAAGCTGGATCAATTGAGTCTGCTCTAGCTCCTTGGCCATGATGCCCATACTTGATGATGGAATAAACTTGTAGTCAGCTACAGGATACCGTTGAGGGTCGAACTGGATCTTTCTCCATGCAGACTTCTTGATTGCAGGAATCAGGAATCCACCCTGGAAATTCATCAAAGTACGCTTCTGTCGCTTGATTGAAGCGGCTTGAAGCATAGACATACCGGATGCAGTAGCATTTCGAGGATTAGTAGCACCACTTGTCGCCGTATCCATCGAACCAGTACCCATCTGAATCATTCGCTCAAGCTCTGCTGCCTGGGTAAATGTCTGATTATCCATGTTGCCGAAGTTCATTGGCATCAATACGGAGCGTGGATCACCGTTAGTTACTACGCTCTTACCTGGGCGAACCTCTAGCTTGGTTCCCCTGGGTAGTCGTGTGGCATCTACACCCATCATTGGGTGAGTAGTAAGTGCCAACCCATCGATTCTTGCTCTCAGCTCTGCATCGAGAGCCTTTTGAGGATTAAATCCCTTCTCTGCTACGCCTCTTCCCCAGAATTTGTTAGGGACTTGGTCGTGCTGGTAAGCGATGAAGGGTCGATCTTTCATCATAAAGGGATTTTCTACAGCCCTTAGAACAGAATGATCGTTGGCAATCGTTACTACTGCCTCTACAAGCTCGTCAGAGTCGTAATCGAACTCTTGATCTTGAGAGTTATTCAGGAACTTCTTAGGAACCAGCCCCCAGTACTCGACAATCTTTACCTTGTCATCAGCATTGGTGTTATCTGGCTCGTCATCAAACCCGAAATCTGCCTTATCATAAGCTCCGATAGGCTTATCTTCATAGACTCCTTCGTTAATGCTGTTGATGATGGAGAATCGTGGCTTCACTACGATGTGTGCGACACCAAGAGCCTCATCAACTGAGTTTGCAGACGAATCAATGACGAATTGATTTGGATCAACTGCCTCAAAGCCCACCTGAACGACTGTTTCTTCGGTCACTCCACGAACTGAGGTCAGAGTACCTTCTACTGGCATCTCTGCTGGCTTAATCTCTACGGTTTCTTCGGTAATGATCTTGCCAATACCTGTTCCGTAGATAGCGCCGTTGAGGAGAATCTCGTTGATGGCCTCAATCGCCCCTGCTGACTCCAAATCCTCTTTGAGTCGGGTACGAACAAGCCCTGCATCTTGTGGATTCTCATCTAAAACATCATCACGGAGGTCAAACCAGTTGTCATTTCCGAATGTTGCCTCGGATAACTCAGCTACAGCAGCCTCAATAGCCTGTTGGAGTGCTGGAGCAACGATCTTTGACCGCTCTGAATCCCTAGTCTTGTCCTCACTCGACCAAATACCACGCCATAGACGGTAATATTCGTTCCATTTCTCCTCATAGTTCTGTTTTCTATGAGCTTCCCAATCGTCAACACGGGTAGTTACCCATGAAGCAAGTTGGGCTTGAGGGTCTGTATAGACTAATTCATCATTCATAATTGAGTCCTTGCAAGATCAATAAGCGAATAGTCGCCCTAAATCACTGAATTGTCAACTTTAGTAGCCAGCATACTCATCTGAATACTCGTAGTCCTCCAATTCGATACTGCTTGCAAAATCAGCAATAGATACCTGATCGATATACGCTAAAGCATCAATCAGATCGTCATGGACACCTTTTGCTGGAAAATCAAGGAGTTGCGTAACGAAATCATGGTTCCAATCAGCTTTATTCAACGTGATCTTGCCATGCTCTAGCCTACCCTGTAATGCCCAAGTAATTCGCTCGGTCTTTTTCTTACCTCCATGAGTGACTGTGGTGATGTTTATCCATCTACCCTTAGACCTCATTTCATCCTCAAGGTACGGCATGATGGCATTCTTCAAAGAACCTTTCTCGATACCAACCGTTGTAGCCTGAACGTCGATAGCCGCTGAGAGGATTCGTGCTGCTGTCTCCTTGATAGACCACCTGCCGTGATAAATATCCTTTACGAACCACTCATCCGCATTAATTTTAACTATGGCAATAGCTGTTTCATCGAGTTTTTGCTTCGTTCTGGATGCGTCATTCCCTACTGCCTCAAAACCAGCAGGGTCAACTGCGATAACGTAACTTCCTTGTGTTGGCTCCTCTCCATACTGAATCCAGTCCTCTTTGAAGATACCTCCGCTGAATGTTTGGAAGCTGGCCTCGAACTCCTGCCTGAAAGCCGTTGTGGACATGGATTCCTTGGCGTGTTTGATCTCCCTTGGATCAATCAGCGGGTTGTCTGTCGAGTTAAACTGGAAAGCCTCCCAATCCTCTAAGTCCTGAGCGTCTTGCCATAGCTCGTAAAAGTGATTCTTACCTTCTGGAGTCCCAATAAACAGAGCATCACCCTTAACGTCAGCCAGTGTTGGCCTCAGAATCATCTCCCAAGTAGCAGGCTTCATCGTTGCGTACTCATCCAGCACGATATACCGATAACCTACTCCACGGAGAGAGTCTGGCTTATCAGCACCTTTGAGATGAATCTTGATACCGTTGACAAGGGTAATCACCATGTCGGATTCACTGATCTGA